CGGAGGTCGAATACTTCGTCGGACCCCGTTACAGGATTGACGCGGACGTTATCGGCCACGGCTTACCCCGCGATGGACTTGAGCTTCGCCAGCTTCTCGGTGTATTCGGCGATCAGCGCGTCCGCTTTCGCTTCGCGCGCGAAAACCTCGTTCTCGCGGAACGTCAGCGCCGCTTCGCGCTTTGCGGACTGCTCGTCGAAGGCGTGAACCTTCGCCGCGAAATCGGCCAGTTGCTCGTCGAGCGACGCAAGCCCGGCATCGGCGGCCCGGCGGTCGGCGTCGGCCTTGGCGATCTTGCCGTTCACTTCGACGCGCTCGCGCGCGAGGGTTTCCAGCGCCTTGGCCTGCGCGGTCAGCGCCTCGTTGACCTCCGCCAGCTTGGCGTCGGCGGCAGCGCGATCCTCGGCGGCCTGCGCCGCCAGCGCCCGGTACTCGTCGGACGCAGCCTTGATTCCGGCCAGCGCCTCGGCCGACCGCTTCGGATCCGCGATGACGGCGAGCAACGCCGTCACGGTGTTGAGTTCCGTCGCCGGGGGCGGTGCGATGACCATTTGACCAGCCTCAGGTGTTGTTGATGACGGCGATGCGCTGGCCCGCTTCGACGAAGAAGTACTCCGTCGTGTTCGCGGCCATGCGCTTGTCGTTCGTCGTCGCGGTGGGGTTGACGCCGACGGCGATCGAGATGATCGCGTCCGTGTGGACGCCGATCATTCGCGTCGCCGAATTGAAAACCGCCGACTGGACCGACGCGCCGCCATTCGTCAGGCGCTGCGACACCAGCGGGGGCATTTCGACAACCGGCAACGGGTTGCCATACGCGATGCGCGGGAGCGGGTGTTCCGTGACATAGACAGCCATCAGAAGGGCTCCTTACGCCGGCGGCCAAGGACCGCGGACGATGTATTCCTTGAGCATGTCGAGGGCACAAAGCGTCTCGGCCTTCGTGACCGTCCGCCCGGCAGGGGCGTCGAAATCGACGGTGAGCTCGATGTTCTTCGAGACGGTCGCGGAGCCGACGGCTTCCGTGACACCCGTGAACGTCTCGCCCTTGTTGATCATGTAGCGGCGGGTCGCCATGCTGCGTTCCCTTTCGGAAAGAGAGGCGGGAACCCGAAGGCCCCCGCCCTTTTCGTCAGACCGTGTACTGGACCGTCACGTCCACCGAGCCGGCCGCGTCGGCCGCGCCCGTCATCGTCAGCGCCACGTCGTAGCGAACCTGGGGATCGGCCGACAGGCCGAGGATCTGCCAGATCGGCTGGTGACGGTTGGCGGCCGTGATGACCGTGGACTCGCGCGTGATGTCCACGTTGTCGTACGGGCCCGCGTTCAGCGCCTGAGCCGAAGCGAAGAAGTCGGCATCGACCACGGCCGCGCCATCGGCGGTCGTACGGTAGAGGCCAACGTCCGCAGCGGTCGTGGTGCCGATGTCGGGCGCCGAGAAGAACACGCGCGAGATCACCGCGTTCGAGGGAAGCTCGAACAGACGGTGGACCGTGCCGACGCCGTGACCGGCATCGTTCGCCATCGTGACGCGCTCGGTCGCCGACATGAGGACCGAACCCGTCAGACGCGCGTTGTTGAGAACGCGCGGCTGGGCGTTGCGGTTGGTGATGGACTGGGAGTTCGCCATTGGTCTGGTTCCTTTCTATTCCGGCTTACGCTTCGCGCGCCCAGATGCGGACCACCTTGTTTTCCTCAAGGCGGGTCGCGCCGGCCGTCATGTAGACGTAAGCCTGCCAGGGCAGACCCTGGAGATCCTTGCGCTGGGTGATGTCGGTCTTGACATCGTTCCACAGGCCGAGGTGCATACCGGACTTCACGAACACCGGGATCGCGCGGGACGTACCCGCCGCGTCGTCGGTGCCGAGCAGCAGGCGCTCGCACAGGATGAAGTTGATGCCGAGGAAGCGCGACACCATCCCATCCACGAGAACCGGACGATCGTTGAAGTCGGTCGAGATCACCTGAGCCTCGGCCAGCAGGTCGTCGTGCTGGCGCGAAGTGATGACCGCGTACATCGGCTCCGACGGATCGACGAAGTTCTGGAGCAGGCGACGCTTCGCCTCGCGCAGCTTCGCGACGGTGAGGCCCGAAGCGGCGGCCGAACCGCGCGTCACCGAGACGTTGTTGCCCGGCGTGCCGGCGGTCGTGACCGCGGTGCCGAAGTTGGTCGTGGTGGCGCCGGTTTCGCCCGTCTGCGCCGGGCCGTGGAACGCCTGGATGATCAGGTCGTCCATCTGACGACCCGCGGCATAGACCGCGTTCGTCACGTAGGACGAGCTCGGATCGACCAGCATACGCAGCTTGTCGTTCGAGTCGATGAGCTGCGGCAGATCGAAGTCCGAGGGGAACAGCCAGCGGCGATCGGTCGGCGCGTCCACGCGGCCCATCGGGGCGAAGCGCGACGTGACCGGCTGCATGTTGATGGAGCCGATCTGTTCGACAGGCGAAGCCTGCTTGCCGACGTAGGAGCCGACGGTGACGGCATTGCGAAGCGCCGAACCCTTCTGCTGGAGCAGAAGCTGGATGTTCGTCGCGAACTGCTGGACGTAGAAAGTGGGGAGATTGACGGACATTTGACCCTCCGGTCAGAACAAATCCTTTCGTTTCCGAAGGGCTTGTCCCAAGCAGGGGGCCAGCTTCTTACCCTCGACGGCGGGCCGCCGTGCCCGACTCTCCGGGCTGTCCGGCGGCCCCCGTGCCTAGGGGTTGTTCGCCTTTGCGGGGCGGCTCTGCTTGCGCTCGGCCGCCTGGCTACCCTGGACGTACCGCTCGAACTCCGAGGCACGAGCGATCACCGTTTCTGCGGGATGATCGTGCCGGTGGACGAGTTTCAGGCACTCCAGCCGGATTTGCTCCGGTGTGGCGATATTTCCATCAAGTTGCGCCATTGTCAACCCCCGATCGGTTGATCGCCGTAGGCCCAGCGCATCAGGCGTTCCATCTCCTGACGGGCGCCGGCGTCGCCGTTGACGTAGCGACGGACCCACTCGTTGTCCTGCTTGAGCTGGTTGATCTTCTGCTGCGCCGCGTCGGGCGTCAGCGCACCGTCGAACGACGTGGCACCTTTGCCCGTGACCACCTTGTCCTCGCCCATCTTTTCGCCGATCGCGGCGAAGAAGCGCATCAGGTCGCCATGGCCCAAGGCGTTTTCGAGCTTGTCCACCACCTCGGCCTTGACCCCGAGAGCCTTCGCTGCGGCCTTGGCGTGGGCCATCTTGTCGTCGTAGGCGGCACCCCATTCGGACTTGAGGGCCTGACCTTCCTCGGCGATCTTCGCCTCGTACTGAGCCTTCATCGCCTCGGTGCGGCCGGCGACCATCTCGTTCCACTTGGTCGTCAACGCCTCGGCTTGGCGCGGCGTCAGCCCGGCTTCGTGGAACACCGACGGCGCCCACTTTGCCATTTCGGGGTCGGCGCCCTCGGGCATCTTGTAGCCCGTGGGATCCTTCGGCACGCCCAGCTTCTCGTAGAACGGGGCGACTTCCTTCGGGTCGTCCCACTTCGACGGCAGGACGACCGTGCGCCCCGCCTTGTCGGCGCCCAGCAGCTTTTCGAGGTGCCGGTAGGAATTCACGACATCGACCGGCTCCTTGAAGCCCTTGTTCTGGACCCAGCCCTTGAGCTCGGTATCGGCGATGCCCTCGATCCAATTCGCCGGGGCCGCGCCACCAGCGCCTTGTCCACCGGCATCGGCGGGGGCGTTCACATCAGTCATTGACAAATCCTCTCCGGGTTGCGATTATCGAAACGCCTCGGGTGTTTCTCCTTGGCCTGCGGCATGGTGTACCTCCCTGCAAACTGGGGCTCAGATTTCGGTCTGAGCCCCCTTTTTTTTCATCGCGAACGAAACCTCTGGCTCCACTGGCGCGCGGTTTCGGGGTCACGAAGGCCAAGGTCGTCAGGGTTCGTCAGCAAATTTTTCTGGAAGAACTCTTTCCAAGCCGTCGGATGCTCGGGCGATTTGAGCGACCGGCCCCTAGAATCTGAGGACGGCCAGTGTATCTTGCCGTCGTGGGCGTCCCGGGAAGTAGACGCTCGATCCAGCCACGCGCCACGGTAATCGTAGTCGCTGTTTTCCAAGACCATTTCGAGCGCGCGGGCGTCGTCGATTTTCTTTACGTCCACGCCGTTCTCGTCCGCGATGTCTTTCTTCACCTCAGCGAACCAGTCCGTGTTGGTGAGCCATTTGCGGAACGCAGATTCCTTTTCCGGCGGCAAAACCGTCGGGGCCCACTCAGAGCGCCGAAACTCTTGGAACTGCGAATACCAGTCGGGGGTCGCCGCAGCCCGGGCGTCGCGAGCGGTCATCGCCGCAGCGGCGTTCGCGCGCAGAGTATCAACCCCGCCCATCGCCTTGTTCCTTCTTCACGAGCGCGTCGATGTCGGCGGCGCTCAGGCGCATGTACTTCTGGATGCGAAGCCACACCTCGCGCCGGCCTTCGATGAGAGCGTGAACGCGCGGGTCGGGGTGGAACGTCGTCTCGTTCGCCCGGCAGAACTTCGCCAAGTCGGCCAGTACCTTCTCGGGCACGGGCCCTGAGAACGTCTGGACGTAAGCCTGGTGTTTCTGCGTCAGCGCCGCGACGAGGCGTTCGATCACTGGCTCGGCCTCTGGTCAGCGTTCACGGCTTTGATGAGGGCCGCGGCACCCGGGGCCGCAGCCGTCATCTGAGCGACGGCCTGCTGCTGCGCCCGGTCGGCGCGGATCGCTTGAACCTGTTCCATCGTATTGAGCCAGCGCATCGGCACGCCCTGAATCTCGGCAGCGGCCGGCAGGGCCTCGTCGAAGTTGAACCAGTCGAGGATGCGCGGGTCCGTCGTCGCCGAGGCGTACGTGGCCGCCTGTTCCAGCAAGCGGTTGAAGCCCGTCAGTTCCTCGTAGCGCATGTTCCGCGCCAAGGGGGATTCGTAGACGATCGTGTATTCGCCTTGCGCTTCGCGCAGCAACGGCGGCATGTCGGGCAAAAGACCCTGAGAGGTCAAAACGTCCAGTTCGCGCTCGATCAGCGGCCCAAGGTACTCGGACTGCTGGCGCGACATCGAGGGCCCCAGCAAGACGCCCTTCTCGCGCGCACGCTCCAGAACCTCGGTGGCCGTCATCGTCGGCGTCTCGACGAGGATCTGGAACAGCGTGACCAAGAACACGTCGTTGATTGGGAGCCGTTCGGCTTCCATCAGCTTGTCGAAGGCAGGCAGGGCCGAAGTCGCCATGTCCAAGGGCTGGACCATCTTCTGGCCCTGCGCGTTCAAGCCGCCGTAGTTCACGGCGCCCGGGCGCAGGGAGAAGGCGTCCAACACGCCGTCATCGTAGGCCAGCAACACGGGATCGACGGCCCGGTGCCCGACCTTGAGCATGGTTTTCTTCTGCTCGTTCAGGACCTTGATGTTCGGCAGAACCATCATGGCGGGCGAGCGGCCATACGTCTCGCCGGGGGCCTGGACGTAGCGGCCCGTCGGCAACGGCCACGTCCGATACCCGCCTTCGCGGACGATCTTCTTCCCCTCGATCGAGACGTGATACGAGGCCCACGGCATCCCGCGGTAGTCCAAGCGCCCGGGCTTCAAGTCGTCGCGGGGCTTGATGCAGTGGATGAACTCGAACTCTTGGTCGGGCTTCTTCTCAGCCGCCTCGACCAGCTTCTCGGGCAGGGCCTCGCGGCCGAACTGCTGGATGGCCTGGCGGGCCGTCAGGACGAACTTCCGGTGCGCCGTGTCGATGACGCCTTGGTGGTTCTCCAGCAGATACAGCTCGGCCAAGGGGATGCAGCGATACCGCAGCCCGCCCCCTTCGAGACGATCGACCATGACCGACCCCGTGCCGAAGGCACCGAGGGACATGTACCGCTCGTGGTTTTGGTTCGCGAACCCGGCCTTCGGGGAATAGCGGTACTTGAACAAAAGGTTCGTCACTTCGTCGAAGTAGCGAAGAACCATCGGGTCGCGATTGAGGGCGGGATCGTCGGCGCGGAGCCGATGCCACTTCGAGTTCTGCGGCGTCAGCATCGAATCCATAACGGCGGCAAACCGATCCAACGCGATTGATGCTGTCGCATCGTACATCTTCTCGGTTTGCTTCTCGCCCTGGTTCTGGTTCGTGACGGAGAACCGGCCGGTGAAAGACCCCTTCGCGCGCGGCAGGACGCGCTCGGCGATTTCTTCCCAGTGGGAATCGAAATTCGTCCGATTGGCGGCCAACTGCTCGTGGCGCTTGATGATCTCTGCGGCGCGGTCCTGTTCCATCTACTGCCCCAGCAACGCGGCCTTGGCAGTCGTGGCGGTCGTCGTGTCGCCGGCCCCGGAGGTCAGGATCGTCGAAGCACGACCACCAGCCGCGGCCCGAGCCTGGCGCTCACGACGCGCGGCATCCTCGACGGCGGCGGTATCCGTCGTCGGCGCAGGCGGCGGAGGCGGAGGGGGTGCTGGCATCGAGGGCGCAGAGAAGATTCCACCCATCAGTACGTTCTCCGAACAGAAACATGTTGACAGGTTCGCAACATATCAGCCCAACGGATTGTAGTCCAGTCCCGTAGCAACCTGCGCCCGGCGGCCAGATCGTCCCGCCATATCCTTGCGCCCGAGGTTCGCGGCGAACGTCAGGGCCAAGGCATCGGCCACGTCGGGAGACGCCAACCCCCGCTTCTTCATCTTTTCCTTCGTCTCCAGCTTGATCCGCCCGGCGCCGTCGAACTCGTATTCGGGGCCCACGAGGTCGTCGAGCAACTGGCCGTCATCGACGATCGCCCCGTACAGCAACCACTCCTTCATCTTGGCCCAGCACTCGACGCGCTTGTTGACGTACTTCAAGTCCTCGTCGGCGCGCGTCCCGAACTGGACATCGAAAACCTTGTACCGCAGCGCACGCAACTGATCGACCACGCCACCCCCGACCCCGGCGCCATCGACGAAGATCCCATCGGGCCTGTACTTGTCGGCGAGCTCGGCGACCCGATTCGCCAACTGCATCGTGTCCAAGCCCTTGAACTTGAAGGGCGGCATCGACCGGGCATCGCGGCCGTGGCGGAAGTAGATCACCGACATGTCATCCCCGAACCGGGCGACATCGACCCCCATCGCCAAAGGGGCGAAGGCATCGCGGACGATTTCGCGGGTTTGGGCGTCCGTCACGAGTTTGGACCCGATGAACTGCTTGTCGCCTTGGGACGGGAACTGCCCCAAGACTTCGACCCGGGCAACGTCGGAGTCCAAGCCGTGGGTCGCGATGATCTCGTCGTACTCCGCCGAGTCCTTGCCTTCGACTTGCCGCGCGTCGATGCACACCCCTTCCCAGGTGTTGCGGTACTTGTGGAACAGCTCGAAGAACGCACCCGTGTTCCGCCGCGGGTTGGAGAAGCAGAACCAGTAGCGGTGCAGCGCAGGCTCGGTGAAGAACCCTTTGGACACCGTGAAGATGGACTCGGGGATACCCGAGGCTTCGTCGAAGATCAGGGTCAGGCCCTGCATGTTGTGGACGCCGGCGAAGGCGTCGGGGTTGTCCTCGACCCACAGGTTCGCGATCGCGTAGTAGTACCCGTGGTCGATCTTGAGATCGCGGGTCAGTGCCTCTGCGAACCACTTCGCGGGCCGCAGGGATACTGTGTCGCGATCAAACCAGTGCTCGTTGATCGCCAGCGCGTGCCACTTCCCGAGCTCCGCCCACGTTCTGGTTTTCAACTGTGTCTCGGTGTTCGCCGCGACAATGGTCGTGGAGCCGAGGTTGCACGACATGTTCCAGAGGATAAGCCAAGAGACGAGGGACGACTTGCCGATGCCGCGGCCCGACGCCGTAGCCCGCTTGAGCATGGCCGGCAGTTGACCGTTCGCCATCGCGGCTTTGTTCTCCGCGATGTGCTCCTTGATCCGGAGCAAGGCTTCCCGCTGCCATTTCTTGGGTCCGGGCTCGTGTTCCAGTGGGGTGCCCTTCTGTCCCCAGGGGAACACAAACGTGACGAACGCGAGGGGGTCGTCTTTGATCGCGGGCGACCAAAGCCGAGCCATCAACTGTTCTTCGTCTTTGGGCGCGTATTTGGGTTTAGAGGCCATAGAACACGTCCATATAATCGGCGATGGCGCGAAGCTCGTCGGGGCGGGCGTTGTTCTTAATGCGGTTCGCGCGCATCGAGATCACGTGAACATTGTCCAGGGTGTAGCCTTTAGTCGGGTCGATCCGGTCAAGCGAAGGACTATCTTCGCGGTTCTGCTTGTTGCCGGTGCGCCCGTAAACCAGCGGGATCCCGAGCATCGGGCAGCGCTCGGGCCAGTGCATTCGGCGCCAATCGAGGTCGAAACTGAGGCCCGTGCACTTGGCGCGCGACTTGGCTTTTTTGACCACGTTGGCTTTGTACCCATCCGGGGAGGACCGCATCCGTTCGTCATAGGCCCGCTTCGCGGCTCGGTCCTGGGCAGCGTTCTGAATCCGCCAACGGCGGCTGATCTCTTTGGCGCGTTCTGGGTTTTTGTGCCGCCAACGGCGAACAGCCGCGGCCTTTTTCGCCCGCGTTGCCGCCAAGTCTATTTCACTCCGTTGTTCCACGATCACAATGTAGTGTTTTTCCCACCGGCTTGCAAGCGGGCATAGTGCCGGCGGTCGGTGCCACCCCTGACAACCGACCGCCGGGCCGCTGAACCGAGCGACGGAGTGATCGTGTCACGATGTTGCTAAAACCTCAATGCCCATTTTGAAACGGCCAGCGGAAAATTTTCGACATGGGGGCAAGCACGCGGGCCGGGGTCGATTTCCGGCCCCCGCCCCCACCCCCACCCGGTCCCGCGGCAATCGCCGGCCGGGGGTGGGGTCAGTCAAACGGATTCGGAGCAACTGATTTATTATCAACGGGTTCGAGGCTGATAGGCTCCGCAATTTCAACAGCTTGGGGCGTCACGTCGATTATTTTGTCGCGCGGGGGACCTAGTCGCGCATTGGCGGCGTCCAAAGCGGCGCTAATCGAAACTCGATGCTCGACGTTGACATCGAGGCGTTCGCCCCACGTTTTGCGGTCTAGGCGAGCCGCTACCCATTGGCGCGTCTTGACGCGGATTCCGGCGCGTTGCGGATCAGGATCATTGTCTGCAATATCAATGCTTTGCGCCACAAGGGCCGCGGCGAACGATTCATGAGCCTTTTCTAATATATCAGCGTTTTCAGCGCTTAAACGCACATATTCGCTCAATTCGCGCTTAGAAACGCCGGCCGCGCTGCAAGCGTCCTTAAGCGGCGTGCCGTCCGAGTAGGCCGCGATGATCGCGGCGAATGTATCGGCGTCCATAGCTATCCTCAAAATTTGTTTGCGCTAGAACAACGTCCTAACACAAAAGCAAGCAAAAAGCGACGTGCGGCGCTTGACAGGCGTTGCGGATATCGCTACATGTCACTGCATCATAACCGGAGCTGCATAGTGCGGCGCTGGAAAAGCAAGGGAAAGCACCAATGCTCAACAAGAACGCTCCCGCGATTTCGCGCGGTTACACAAGGGTTATCGCGGCTGAGGCCGGTTTCTATGACTTGCGCCTCGCGATTCGCCCGGAAACGGATACCGACGGCGAATTCCGCGCCTGGTGCCTGTTTGAGCACGAATGGCTGACGGTCAACGGATTCGCCTGTCAAGTGGCAGACGTTTCGGCCGACGAAGCCGCCGAACTTCTCAACGCCTAACCCGTTTCGACAATCCAAACAAGGAAAGGGAACACCAATGGCCGACATTTACGACCAGCACGCGAAAGCCTTCGCCTGCGTTTCCGCGTTCGTCGTGCTGCACAAAGGCGAACGCGTCGCAACGATCGCGTTCAAGTTTCCCGCCGACGGCGCCCGCCGCTTGTACGCCTATGTCCATTGGCTCGGGACCGAAATGGTCCGCGGCTATGCGGGCGGGTACGGCTACGATAAGAAAACGGCCGCTTGCGCCGATGCGGCGCGCAAGGCGCTTGCCCGTCCGCGCGACAAACACGACGTGGGCGAGAAACAGGCGGCCGAATACACATTTTGGGCGGAGCTCGCCAAAGACGGCGGCCAGCACTGGGACGGCGCCTTGCGCGACGCGGGCTTTACCGTGCTGCAAGCGGTCTAAACCCATGCGCCCCTCAACCTATCTCGCAACGATCCGCGCCCTATTGGCGCGCGGATTCCTCTATTCGCAGGCGCGGGCGATGGCCCGCACGGGAGAATGAGCGATGCGACTCGCCCTAACCCTCATTGCTGAATCCCTCGCCTTCGTGGCGGGGTTACTCGGGCTCTTTGCGCTGGTCTTGCTGGCCGGCGTGCTTTTCAACGTCATCTGACTGTTGGGAGAATCGGAACATGGAACTTTTTTCGGGAAACCCTCGCAAGGTTATCGTTTCGTGCGATGACGTTGCGGCCTTCAACGCGCAATGGCCGTGCAGCACTTTGCGGGACTCGCGCCACTATTGGTTTGAGTTTGACGCGGACGGCAATCTTGTCGATTGCGACGTGCCCGAACACGATGACGGGCCCGCGGCCGTAGCTATGGCCGATGACGCCCGCGCGTTTCTGGAAACTGGGGAAGCGCCCGATTGGGCGCGCGCCGCATGACCCCCGCCCAGCTCAAACAAACCCGCGCCAAGCTCAAATTGAGCCAGGCAAAGCTCGCCGCGGCTATCGGAATCTCTTGGCGCGCGATGTCCGACTATGAGCGCGACGTGCGGCCTATGCCGCGCGTTGTCGCCTTGGCAATTCGCGCAATCGAGCTGGATCCGTTTGCTTAGACCCGAGACAGGAAAGGGAACTACCATGACCCATCGCGAAATCACCCTTGCGGCCGAGGCAAAGCTCGACGCGCTTTTTGCGGATCTTTGCGCCGGCCGCATTGACGGCGCGCAGTACGATCGCGAGCACGACGCAATCGGCGCATGGGCAATCGGCCAATACGACCGCTTGGCGCGCAAAGCGCAAACCGCCTAGGCTTATCACCCCGTCCCACAGTCACGCCGGCCGATAGCTATGGGCCGGCGTTTCTGTTTCTAGGGCTTCCCTAGGGCCCGAGGCGCGATCGTCCCTAGGCTCGCCCTAGGGCCGCCAGGCGCCACGTCCCAGCGTCGCCCTAGTGCCCGAGGCGCGATCGTCCCTAGGCCCACCCTTGCGGCGCCCCAAGGCGCCAAAGGGCCGCGCGCCGGAACCCCAAGGCGCCACACCAAACCGCGTCCCAAAATCAGGGCGCCGGCAATAATTCCATAGGGCCAGTTTTTGCCGTTCCGCGCCCCCGGAAAATACCCGGAATAAATCAGCCGAACGGCAATAATTCCATCTGGTATTTCACGTCCGGACCCCGGGTGCGTAACACGTAACGGGGTATATACCCCCGTTACGCGTGTTACGCTGGCACCTTGGCAAGTGTTACGCTTGTTACGCCTGTTACGCTACGCCACAACCCATTGATTCTTCGCGTTCTTTTTGACCATGCCGTTTTGTTGCGCCGTGTTACGCAACCGCATGAGAATCGTTCTCAAAGACCCCTGCGTAACACCTAAAAACGCGTCGTTTTTGACACGCTCGGACCCCCGAATAATTCCATGATTTATGTAATCCTGGCATACGGCCGTCCAAGATTCGGTGCTCACCGGCCGGCCCTTGTTGGCCTCGACCGCGGCCCTCAGAGCCTCGACGACGAGGTTAATGCGGTCGGGATCGCCCCCGAACTCCATCTGGGCCTCGGAGATCGGCACGGCCACGCACGACGTAACCTTCTCGCCTTCGTCCGAAACGCCCAGGTCCACGGGCACCAGATCGAAGCCGATCGACGCGCCCATCTCCATGTCGCGTTGCTTGGTGATGCGCGCGACCCCGGCCTGGATCTCGATTTCGGTATCGGTCGCCGCGCGCAACAGGCTGTGGCCCCGGGCGCCTTTGGCCGTGTCCTTGCCGCTGTGGTGGATGACCATGACGTGGGCCCGTGTCGCCACGCGCAGGGCGTCGAGGTGCTTGACGAGGGCGCCCATATCGTCGGGGCTGTTCTCGTTCCCGCCCGCAATGGCCCGGGACAAGGTGTCGATGACCACCAGGCGGACCTTGCCGTAATCGGCCTCGGCTTCCTTGACGAGCTCGATCAACGCTTTCGTGTCCCCGTTCGGCCGTAAAAGGTCCACGGGGCACGGCACGAGGTCGAACGGCGCCTCGGCGTCCTTGAAGTGGGCCCGGAGTGCCGCTACGCGGTTCTCCGCGCTCACGCCCGCTTCGGCCGCCACGTACACGACGGCGCCCTGGGTCGCCTTGTGGCCCCCATACGCCCGCCCCTGGGCGATTGCGTAGGCGAGGGACATGGCGAAGAACGTCTTGCCGACGTTCGATTCGCCGTAGACGACGCTCATGGCCCCCTCGCCCAGCAGCTTTTGGACGAGATAGGTGTCCGTGAGCCGCGGCTTGATGTCCCCGAACTTGCGGCGATAGAGGCGCGGGCGTTCCGGTGCCTTCGCGGCAAACGGATCTTCGGCTTGAGGCACGGCCTCGAAGTCGGCCTGGGCGCTCGCCACGCCCACGGGCTGTTTGCCGTAGTGGTAGGCGTTGCTGACCTTCCGGGCCAAGCCCTCGTGGTCCCACGGCGGGACGCAACGGTCATTCCAGTGTTCCAGCATGAGCTGGAGGGCCGCGAGTTCGCTGACCCCGATGTCCTTGAGTTTGGCGGCCACCTTGAACGTGTGGTGATCGCCGTTCTGGCCCTCGATCGCCGGCGCTGCATCCTCAAGGGCGGCTCTGGCACGCTGGAGCGCCGGCGCCGTGTCCAGAAGCTCGACGACTTGCTTCTGGCTGCTGGTACGTTGTGCCGGAGCCCCTGCGGCCTGTTCCAGCCACGCAGGCGCTTCCGCGACAACGCTCATCTTCTTGACGGTGTACTGGCGGCCGTCGATCACGCTGCCCGCGGCCACCACGTACCCGCCATCGCCCCGGATGTCGAGGCCGTCGCCGATCCTGCCCGCGCTGTTCGCTACGGGGTTCTCGGGCCTGAAGTACAGGTGAAGGCCGCCGCTTGCCGTTTCGACGGTGAAGGTTTCGGGCACGCCCTCGAACGTGTCGAGTTCTGCTAGGGTCTGTAGACCCTTCTTGCCGTTCTTCACATCGACATCGAGGACGAGAAGGTCCTTGGTGTAGACGCCGATGTTGTAGTTCTTGACCCGGGTCGTGTTGAGAACCGGGTCGTGCTCGGTCCACATCTTCCTGATGGCGGCCTCGTCGCTGGTGGCGCGTTGCTGCCAGCCGCCGACGGCCGGGATCCGACCGTTCTCGATGATCGGAAAGACCTTGTAACCCGCTTTGCCGAGGGCGATCGCGTGGTCGAGCGTCGTCAGGGAGACGCTGTTGTTGAGTTGGTTCATTTGCGATACCGAGGACCCCTCCAGCCCTCGACCGCGATCGGTAGTCCCTTCGCCCATTCGGGTGCCTCCGCCATCAGCGTTTCGACTTCTTCCACGCTGCCTCGGTCCTTCGGGACCTCGCAGACCACTTCGTCATGGACGTGGAGCACGGGATTATAACCATGTTGCTCTAATCGCAACAGAGCGGACGCAAGGATGTCGCGCGCAACAGCCTGCGTCACGTTCTCGGCCAGCATCCCCCCGTACGTGCTGTCCTCTTTCCACTGCTTCGTCACCGAGTCCACGCCCCAATGGAACAGCGCCGGCTTCGTCGCCGGCGTGCCGTCCTTGTTGGTCCACGGGACTTCGACCTCCGCGACACGAGGGTACGGATAGCAGAGGCTCCGACCGCTCGGCAGGCGGCACCAAAGGAACGACCCCGCCACCTTGAACATGATCTTGCCCACACGCTTCACCTCGCCCTTGTCGAGCGTGGCGCGGATCGCGGCGTTCTCCAAGTCGTACCAGAACGCCTTGATCTTCGGATGGGCCTCGCGCCATTTGACTTTGATGTCGTCGGCCTGGTCGTCGGCGATTTTCACGCCGTACCCGCGGGCCATCGTTTGGAAGGCCCCGACGCCGCCTTGGTAGCCCAGGGCGAGCTCCATCACCTTCCCGACCTGGCGCTGGTCCTTCGTCACCTTGTCGGCCGGGATCCCGTACGCCTTGCCATATGCCAGCTTGTAGAGATCCGGGCCCGTGCCAGCGTCGTACTGCTTGAACGCATCGACCTTCCACTGCTCGCCGGCGAGCCAAGCGAGAACCCGGCCTTCGATGTTCGCGAAGTCAGCGGCGATCAGGTCGTGGCCTTCTCGCGCGACGATCATCGCGCGCAAGCAGTCGCTGATGACGCTCAAAGGCGGGCCGTACAGGTTGTCGATCGCGTCGAGGGTTTCGTCGATGGTCATTTGAGCGCCCGGATCGCGGCGGCGTGTTCAGGTGGGGACGGTTTCTCCGCCATTCGCTTCACCATTACGCCAAGTTTGAACCATACCGGGTGCTCGGCTGATGTTAGCATCGGGCCGATCTCAAATATCTTGGCCGCCGCTTCCTCCAGCGCGTCGGCGCGGGCGCGGGTGATGAATGGCATAACCGCGTCGGCGTTTTCGTAAAACCCGCGCTGTTGCAAGACGCCGGTTCCGCTGGGGTGCCACGGGTCCGCCCATTTTTCGGGGAGCGGCCAGCCTTGACGCTTGTAGTCTTTCTCCGTCTCAGCGCAAGCCATGCGCCAGAACATCCGTGCGATTTCCTCGCGCAGCTTGTCGGTCATTTTGGCCCCCTTTTGCACCACGCGATTGCCCACGCAACGCCAACGACCATAATCACGAAAGCCATCGTATCCATTGTCTTGTAAAAAGCAGTCGGCCAATCCATCACTTCCCCCTTGCCACTTGGTCGAGCGCGGCGTTGTAGGCGTCTACGCATCCGGCCTTGTAATCGTCGTCGCTATTGCCTGTCCCGCGATAGGTTTCGCTTTCGTCCTTCTCCGGCATCCGGGCGGCGAGGAACGCGGCGAGGGCAAACCCGGTGCCGTGACCTTCCTCAATCAGCCGCTTAAACTCGGCGACTTCCGCGCCGCTGACGGCGATCTGCTCGGGCTTCCAGGTCATCGCGCACCGCCTTTCGCGCGGGCGAGTTTGTCGATGGCGTGCATAAGCCGGACGCGGGTTTCCAGACACTCTTTGCGGTGCCAGTTTTTCGCCGCCTTCACCACGGCCCGCTCGGCGCGCGTCAACCGGTTTGCGCGGTGGCTTACGGGCGTGACCAGCAGTTCCGCCTGTTCCGATCCCGTTTTCGCGCCGCCCCAAAAGAACTCGCCCGACGACACGACGTAGGCGTCGATGGGCCCGCTGTTGTCTCCATACTCGCTCTTGAAGCAAAGCGTGCGCCCAAACCTGAACAGCCCCGGCGGGCAGTCGCACAGCGTCATCTTCTTAGCCATTGTTCCCTCCTTTGGCCGCGCGCAGGGCGGCGATGGCGGGCGGTTGCGGCAGCGGCATCCAGTGGGTTGGCTCATGGTCTGCCCAAAACTTGAAACCGAGACAATCAAACCAACCTGGATCGCCCGAAAACGTGCCGTCCTCCGCGCTCGGTTCGTCGCTGCCGTTTGCCCAAAATTCATTTTCGGAAGGCTTGCGCCACGAAACGTCCGTCACGCGCTGCGGAAACTCAGCGTTGCCGGTCCATATGTCGATAAGCGTCCCGTCCTTCGGCGCCGTCTCGATGGGACGCCACGCCTCGCTCGGCTCCGGCGGCGGGGCGGCGCGGGTGGCATCTAGCGGAAGGTGGTAGTAGCGCCCTCTCCACACGATCCTGTCGCATTTGTCGGGAACGGCTTGGACGTATCCAGTCGTTTCCGGCTCAAATTCATCGGCCATCGTCGCCTCCCACTTTCTGAACGCTTTGCATCAGGGCGTCGTTAAGTGCGGCGGCTACTCCCGGCGTGACCTCGACCGGCGCGAGCGCGGCTTCGATGGCGGCGTCAATCATCTTGTGAAGCCCCGCCTCTCGATAGCTTCGGATGTCTCGTATGGCTCCCCGCAATCGCGCGACCTCGGCCTCGGCCTTCTCGGCGCGGGCCAAGGCTACGTCGCGTTCTTTTTCTGCCTCTTTTGCGACAGGCTCCCACCCAAAAAGCAGATTACGCTCCGCCGCCTCGGCGCGCTTGTTTGCCGCATCGCGCTCGGCGCGCAGGGCCTCTAGGCGGGCGGCGGCTTCAATGCCGTCGCGATTTTTCAAGCTTCCGGCAGATTTAGTTGTCATCAACTCATGTTTCTCGCGCAGCGCAGCGCACAGTTCTTCGTCGGTCATTGTCCCCTCATCATCTTGTTTGTGAAACTCTCGGACGCGCCGGCAACGCACCCCGCGTAGCCGTTGGTGAACCCAACGAGATACGCGCACGCGATCCCCAGCACGATCGCCAGAACGATGGCCGCGGAACGGCTCATGTTCCCAAACCCCAGTTGGCCGGATTCTGGCGGGCCGCTTGCTCCCACAGCTCAACGTCCCGCAGGCGATAGAGAACCCGGGATCCGACCTTCACGAACGGCGGCCCTTTCCGACGGTTCTTGCCGCGCCAGGCCCGAAGGGTCTGCGGCCGGATGCGATGGCCCCAACGCTCCAGCAACTCGTCGGGTGTGAGATGGCGGTCTTGGTTCATCGAAGTCCTCGCGACGTTGGAAACATGTTTCGTTTTTATCAACACCCGAGGCACAAGTCAACACCCGTCAACTCGGGTGCTGACAAGAAATTTTCAGGTCTTGATCTGGAGGACGGGGGACGCGGCCGACAGGCGCTGCCCGTCCATCGAGAATCCGTTCAAGCCGCGCAGATTGAACACGCCGGGCTCGAAGCCCCGTGATGGCGTCAGGAGGTACTGGGCGCCGTTCACCAGCCGCACGATGCACAGCCGCTCCAAGGCGTCGGGGCTCACGCTCGCCGATGGCACGTAGTAGAACGTCCACCCGTACATCACCGAGCCGCGGTCCTCGCATCGCGCCGCCACCGCATCCTTCGGCAGCTCCGCGGGTGAGTTGACGCGACCGCCGGCCTTCTTCGAGTGGACCTCGTTCGTGGCGTCGATCGTCGCGACGACCGCAACGGAGCTCGGCCCCTTCGGGACCTTGACGCCGGCGTGGGCCATCACGTCGTCGATCGGCAAGCCTAGGACTTCGGCGATCCGCACCGCCTCGTCCATCTTCATCTCGCGCTTGCCGTTAAACATGAGCGACAACGCGGATTTGTCGATGCCGAGCAACTTCGCCAGCTTGGTCTGACTCATGTCGGCGTCGCGAACGCGGTCCTGAAACCACCTTGTATTCACGGTCATGGCACTGATCTCCCCAAGGAACGTATTTCCCGGGATGTTGCGTTATTTTCAACATGAGGTCAAGGCCCATTTTACACTCCCTGTGGGGGCAAATTTTCAGCTTGACTTAAGTTTAGATTTCCGCAACATGTACAGGAGGTTCAATCAGGACGCAACTTTGAAATGCACCAACAAGCGGCAAAGATCGTGAAAAAGTTCGGCGGGCCGCGACGCCT